ATAGACAGCAAGGTGCAATAGCAGTATTACGTAGACTAAAACAACTTAGGGATGAAATCAATGGCTCTGAATAAACAAATGGAAATGTTTGAGGACGGTGGACTCAAGGACGAAGGCGGCACAGTAGACCCCGTGTCTGGTAATGACGTGCCGCCCGGTTCTACACAAGAAGAAGTACGTGATGACATTCCTGCACAGCTTAGTGAAGGTGAGTTTGTATTTCCTGCTGATGTAGTACGTTACATTGGTCTAGGCAACTTGATGCGTATTCGTCAAGAAGCTAAGATGGGCTTGAAAATGATGGATGAGATGGGTCAGATGGGCAATAGTGATGAAGCTACTATGCCAGATGATTTACCTTTTGATATTGATGACCTTGACATGGAAGACGAAATAGAGGATAATAAAGAATTAGAAATGCAGGTAGGTGGTTTTGTACAGCCTACTCAGCAACAAGAGCAGATGGGTATTAGTGGGTATCAACAAGCTGCAGCACCAACAACGGGCGTAGCAGCAGTACCACAGCAAGCTGCATCACAGCAATACGTACAACCTGTACAACCAGTGCAAGCCGCAGTGCCTACAATGCAAGCGTATAAGCCATCTGAAGTACCTACGTTTCAGCAGACCATTGGTGATGATGCATTTGGTTCATATGATGAATTACGTCAATACAAGAACGAAGCAGGTAATATTATCAATGTGCCATTCCGTAATGGTCAGCCTATTAGCCCAATCCCAGAAGGCTACACATTTGTAGACCCAGAGGCTACTGAGACAGAAGAAGTGACAACTACGCCTACAACACCACAGACTACTACTGTACGTGAAGATGGCGGTGATGCCGACCACGCTATGAAAGAAGAAGAAAAATATGGTCCGGGTGGTGGACGTTTAAGTGTAGCTGGTGAAAAATATGGTATATCATTTGATGGTATGGGCGGGTTATCGGGTACTGCAGGTATTATGAAGGGTGTGTTTGGACTAGCAACAGATAAAGACATACCTAAAGATGCTACTGTAACTTTTCAAAACGAAGATGGTAAATTTACACTTAAAGGAGATGAATACAATGCACTTAAAAATACCATTGCAGGTGCAGAAGGTGGTGTAAATTCACCAGAAGTAAAAACTATATTTGATGATTTGAAAAAATCTGCACAAGCAAGAAAAGAAGCAGCGGAAAAAGAAGCAGCTAGAAAAGCAGCAGAAGAAAGGTCTGCTAAAATAATAGCGGAAGCACAGGCTAAAATTGCGGCAAGAACTGCAGAAGAAAAGGCAGCAGAAGAACAAAAACAACAAGCTGTAATGGATGCGGCAGAACAAGCCAGTAGAGATGAAATGGCGCGTATCCAAGCGCAACAGCCAACTGGTCCCGGAGAAGATTCCGACCATGATAAAGATAGTGATAGCGAATCAGGTTCTGGAGCAGGTGGTAGCTACGGTCTTAGCCATGCAACAGGTGGTTTAATATCTAAACCAAAACCTAAAGCTAAAAAGAAGATGAAGCGTGGTGGACTAGCTTCTAAAAAATAATCCACAATTCGTTGGCTACTCACTCCCCACGCCCGACAGTGTGGCTACGGTGGCCCCAACAAGGAGAATACAATGAACGATACAATCATGGCAGAAGAAATGCAGTCAACACCAAAGGCAGCATTTGTGAATAAACCTTACACGCAAGAAGAACGAGTAAAGCGTGATGAGGAAGAACTAGAAGAACTGATGAAGGCACGTGACAGTGAAGAAGAAGTAGAGGAAGTAGAAGCTGAACCTACTAGCGCAGAAGAGAAAACATTTAAGAAGCGTTATTCTGACCTACGCCGACATCAACAAAAACAGGCAGAAGAATTTAAGACTGAACTAGCTGCGCTTAAAAGTCAACTGGAAAGTGCTACTAAGAAAGAAATGAAGTTGCCTAAGTCTGATGAGGACATTGAAGAGTGGGCAAAAGAGTATCCTGATGTAGCAGCTATCGTTGAAACAATTGCAATGAAGAAAGCACGTGAGCAATCAACTGCTCTTGAAGAACGCTTGAAAGCAATTGATGAGATGCATAACTCAGCTACGAAAGAAAAAGCAGAAGCAGCACTAATGCAGATGCATCCAGACTTTGATGACATTCGTGATAGCGATGACTTTCACCAATGGGCAGAAGAACAACCTAAGTGGGTACAGGACGCACTGTACGAGAATGATAATGACGCACGTTCAGCAGCAAGAGCAATTGACCTCTACAAAGCAGATAGAGGTATTGGCAAAGAAACTAAGAGCAAGAGCAATAAGGGTGCAGCAGAGGCAGTTTCGGCGAAAAATAAACGAAGCAAGCCGCAGACTAATGAAGCGTCTACGTACCTTAAAGAATCAGATGTAGATAAAATGTCAGCACATGAATACGAAAAGCGTTCTGATGAAATCATGGATGCTATCCGTAGTGGCAAATTTATCTACGATTTATCTGGCTCTGCACGATAAAAAAGAGTTGACAAGTAGTTATTTATAAGTATAACTATAGTCATGTATGATGTAAACAGGTTAGCTACTTGTTTACATTGTCAATCCGCAAACGACAAAAATCTTCAAGATTACCTGAATAACATGGCCTATTGAGTACATTAGTTGCAACTCTTGTACAAGATACACCCTACGTTAGACAGCCTCTGCCAAGAATTGTATTGTTTGCATCTGTACAATCCAAAACAATAGGAGATGGATTATGGCTTTCCCAAGCGCACCGGGTTATAACAACTTGCCGAATGGCAATTTTAGCCCCGTAATTTACTCCAAACAGGTGCAGCTTGCATTCCGCAAGGCCGCTGTTTGTGACGCAATTACGAATAACGACTACTTTGGTGAAATCGCAAACTTTGGTGATTCAGTTAAAATCATTAAAGAACCCGAAATCACTGTTAAGGCATACGAACGTGGTACTACAATCACACCGCAAGACCTTGACGATGAAGACTTCACACTGACCGTTGACAAAGCAAACTACTTTGCATTCAAAGTTGACGACATTGAAGAAGCACATTCGCACGTAAACTTTGAGTCTCTCTCAAGCAACCGTGCAGCATACCGCCTAGCTGACCAGTTTGACCAAGATGTTCTTGGCTACCTGTCAGGCTTTAAGCAGTCTGCAATCAGTGGCACACCTGACACTGTTAACACTACTGTTAACGGTACTAAGTCAGTTACAACTGCTGGTTCTGATGAACTGCTGTCAAGCATGAAGCTGAATGCATCCGACTTCAACGCAGGTAATGCTGCTAACTGTGTCGGTCTGAAGCCTCGCGCATCAGAAGCTGTTCCTACAACTGCTGGTGTAGCTAACCCACTTACCGTGATTGCACGTATGGCTCGTCAACTTGACCTGCAAAACGTAGACTCTCAGGGACGTTGGTTGGTTGTTGACCCAGTGTTTGTTGAACTGCTGAAAGACGAAGACTCACGTCTGTTTGATTCAGACTTTGGTGGTTCTGGTCTACAGAATGGTTTGATTCTGAATAACCTGCATGGCTTTAAAGTTCATGTTTCTAACAACCTGCCTAAAGTTGGTACTGGTCCTTCTACTACTGGTGGAACCAATGCTAATAACTTTGGTGTGATTGTTGGTGGTCATTCATCAGCCGTTGCTACTGCTGACCAAATCAACAAGACTGAGACTTACCGCGACCCGGACAGCTTCGCTGATATTGTCCGTGGTATGCATCTGTATGGCCGCAAGATTCTTCGTCCTGAAGCACTTGTTAACGCCAAATACTGCTTGGTTTAAGGAGAATAGATTATGGCACTAGGTGATAACACTCTCCAAGCCGCGCGTGGCAACTCGCAGCGTGGGCGTAATCCATACATGGTTCAGACCACATTTGACTTTGCAACAGCACTGTCTGACAAAGGTGGCGCACTTGCCGCTGGCGATGTCATTCCAGTAATTGCTGTTAAAAAAGGCATGATGGTGATGAATGCAGGTATTGAAGTCGATACTGCCTCTGACGGTTCTACTCTTACTGTAGACCTTGGCATGATTGCAGCCGAAGATTTCGTTGACGGTTTTGACGGAACTTCTGCAGCAGGTGTTGTAGCACAGAACCCAGCAGCCTATTCTCCACGGATGGCTGTTGCTGATGACAACATCGACCTCAAACTTGTTACCCTGTCAGGTGGCGCAGTTACTACGGGTAAACTCCGTATCTGGGCTGTCATCATGGATTGCAATGATGAAGGTGACTTGACTGCTCAAGAAGTAGCACGTGACGTCATCTAACTAACATAGTATTGGGGCAGGGCAACTTGCCCCTTTACTTCCATTTTATTATAAGGATGCACAATGGCATACACTTACCTAGACATTACTAATGAAGTCATTGCTCGTATGAATGAAGTGGCTTTAACTTCTTCTAACTTCGGGTCAGCACGTGGCTTTCAAGTACAGTGTAAGAATGCAGTCAATGATGCTATCAACTATGTCAACCAGCGAGAGTTTGGTTGGCCTTTTACACATTCAACACAAACACAGACATTAGTAGCTGGGCAAACTCGCTACACTATTCCTGCTGATACACAGTCCATAGACTATGATACATTTAGAATTAGCAAGGACGACACTTTGGGTGTGTCAGGAATTACTTTACGTATTTTAGACTACAAAGAATATACACAAAAATATATTGACCAAGAAACTACATCAGATGTAGGCGCAGTTCCTATCTATGTATTTCGTACACCGGATAATAACTATGGCTTATATCCATACCCAGATAAAGCCTATGAACTAAAATATGAATACTTCCAAAAACCTACAGCTTTGTCAGCGCATGGTGATGTACCTACCATTCCAGAGCAGTTCAGACAAGTGATTGTAGATGGTGCTACCGCATACTCATATCAGTATCGTGGAGAGGCACAACAGTATGGAATTAACTTTGCACGTTTTGAAGATGGTATTAAACAAATGCAGACTATTCTTCTCAATCGTGCTGACTACGTTAGGTCTACATATATTCCCTACTCACAAAGGTATGGTGCTGGCGCGGGTGGATTTTAGAGGTTTTAAATGGCAGATGAATCTGGCCTTAATCCTTTTGTGTTTGCATGTCAAGGTGGTCTAGTTCTCGACCAATCAACCTTTGCAATGCAGCCGGGGATGGCACTTGAACTAGAAAACTTTGAACCTGCCACTACTGGTGGGTACAGACGTATCTCAGGTTATAACAAGTGGAACTCTAACATTGTTCCACAAGACCAATCTGCCAGTGAGTCTGTACTTATGTCAGCATACTTCAAGGGTAGTATCCTAGCTGCACGTGGACGTAAGATACATAAGGCTGCAACAGGTAGTGGTTCTTGGACTGAGATAGACTCAGGTAGAACAGGTGCAGGACGCTACACGTTCTTTAGATATAATCTAGCTGGCACAGATTTTATTGTATGGGCTGATGGTGCTAATCGCGCATCTAAGTATGACAATACTACTATAACAGATATTAATACTACAGGCGCACCTACAGACCCTAAATTTGTAACAGGATTCAAAAACGCACTATTCTTTGCTGGTATGTCTTCTACTCCACAAGAGTTAGTATTTACTGCACCTTACACAGATACAGATTTTAGTACAGCTAATGGTGCTGGTTCTATAAAAGTAGATAGTGATATTACAGGACTGTTTCCGTTTCGTGACGCACTATATATCTTCTGTGAAGAACGTATCTTTAAGCTAGTTGGAAATACCATTGCAGACTTTGTACTGCAACCTGTAACAAGAGAGATTGGTTGCCTTAACGGATTTACCATTCAAGAATTTGCAGGTGA